TTATAGGGTAAAAAGATATGCTGAACTTGAAAGAAAAAAATTTCAAGAATGTAAAGATAAAAAACTTTACAGATAACAAAATGCACCGCTCCCATGTTACTGTACTAGAAGAAAGACGTTTAATACCGAATGAAGTTATAGATTCAATTATTCGCCCTTTTCTTGTTAGTCGTCAACCCCCTTATATGAAAAATCCAAAATATTCTTCAATAGAAGAACTAAGAGAAGAGCCACAGGAAATTATTATCACTAGTGCGCACTATAAAACTTATGAATGGTATCCTGAAACTAAAAAATTTATTAAGATGATGGCAGATGGAGACCCAAATACAAAAGGTGTATTTTTAGATTACTTAATCTCTATTCATCATGGTATAAAAACTAAAAAGCAAATGGCTAGAGAAAAAGAGAATATGGACCCCATCACTTTTTTAATGGAATACGGAAATATTCCTTATGGTTCTTCAAGCCTTTCGTTTTATAAACTTGGCTTGTTTGAAAGAAATATAAAAAGAAGTTGGAGACCAATAAGAGATGAGGTTTATATAACAAGTCCAACACATAAAAATAACTATGATATACCAAAACTTTCAGATGAAATGCGTATTGTTTCTGTTGATATAGCTATGAGAGCAGGTTCAACAAATGATAATACTATTATAAGTTGTGCAAGATTATTGCCTAGTAAAAAAGGTTGGCAAACCGAGATAGTTTTTATGGAATCTCATAATGGTAAAAACACCAATCTACAGGCTTTAAGGATAAAACAGATATACGAAGAATTTCAAGGTGATGTTTTAGTACTTGACTTACAGAATGCAGGTATCAGTGTATTTGATGCATTAAGCTCAGTAACAAAAGACGAAATGAGAGGGGTAGAATATCCAGCATATACTGTTATGAATTCTTCAAATGTTGATACAAAAGTGTATGATGAATTAATCACTAGAACTCTTGGGCAAGACGCTGTACAATGTATTTTCCCTATTTCAGCTAATGCACCCCTTAACTCTTTAATTGCTGTTAAATTTAGAGAGAGATTAAAAAAGAAACTAATTACATTTCTAGTTGACGATAACACAGAAGAAGAATTTTTAATAAAATCAGGAAATAAAGATATTTTAGACCAAGATGATACTGGTATTAGAGCATATCTTTTACAAGCACATTTACAAATAAGCTTAATGGTAAATGAAAGCATAGCTTTAGAAATGGCTCCGGCAAACGGTTTAGTAAAATTGGTTGAACCATCCGGTGCACGTAAAGACCGTTATACTTCGGTATCTTATATGAATTATTACATTAGTTTAATGGATACGGAACTTTTAAAAGATAGATATTCTGATTGGGATGACATGGAAGCTTTCCTTGGAGTCTCAGTTTTTGTTTAAATGAAATTGAAGGGATAGTGATTCGAACATGAAAAGCACTTCCTGAGTGCCTTCCCTTCAATATAATATTTCAGGATTTGCCTACAGGAGGTATGAATGACTTGTGGAATTTATTGTATTGAAAATTTGATAAATAATAAAAAATATATAGGAAAATCATACGATATAGAAAAAAGATGGGGTAATCATAAAAGTCAATTATTAAATAAAAATCACGATAACGACCATCTTCAAAAATCTTGGAATAAGTATGGAGACGAATACTTTAATTTTTTTATTATCGAAGAATGTTCAGAAGAAAAATTGATTGAAAAAGAAATGTTTTATATTTTTTATTTTGATGCAAAAGATAATGGTTATAATATGACAGATGGTGGAGATGGTTGTTGTGGATACAAACATTCTTATGAAGAATTAGAAAAAATGTCAAAATGGCAAAAAGGAATACCGAAATCAGAAGAAGCAATAAAGAAAATGTCACAATCTCTCAAAGGAAGAAAAGCTTGGAATAAAGGAATCCCCGTAACAAAAGAAACAAAAAATAAAATGTCCAAGAAAAAAATTAGAAGAATGAATCCCAATGATTTAAAAAAAGAACTTAGTATTATTCGTATAGGAAATAAAAATTCTTTTTTTGGGAAAACTCACTCCGAAGAAGTAAGAAAAAAAATAAGTGAAGCAAAAAAAGAATATTGGGAAGATTGGAGGCTAGAAAATGGCAGATAATAATGAAAGCAACGATAAAGAACAAGAGATTACAGAACAAGAAATTTGGGATGTAATTGCTTTTGCTAGAGGTATAACAAGTATGATTGGGCAAGGATATTTAAATCCTGATTTAATTAGTAGCCGAATGAGAGATATTACTCTTAATCCTATGGCTGCTACAGAGGATACTCTCAATCAAGCACTAAAAAATCCTAAAGAAAACGAATTACAACTTCGTGAATTTTCTCAAGATTTTGAACTTAAATCAATGGTTTACAAAAGACTTATTGCTTATATGGCAGACATGCTTGCGTTTGATATTACTTATACATCAGAAGCTGAACCAAAAGATTATGAAACTCCGAAATATAAAAAAGATATAAAAGCAGTAGAAGATATTCTAGAAAAATTTCCTTATAAAAAAGAATTTGGTATCGCTGTAAAACAAATGGTAAGAAACGATGCATTTTTTGCTTGTATCAGAGATTTAGGAGATTCTATAATTCTTCAAGAACTTCCTGCTGATTATTGTAAAATAACTGGTAGGTGGGAGGGCGGTTTCCTCTTTAGTTTTAATATGTACTGGTTTTTATTGCCGGGTGTTGATATTAATATGTATCCAGATTTCTTTAGAAAAAAATATAAAGAAATATGGGTAAACGGAAATAAAGCAAAACCATATATGCCTTCCATGCCTCCTGAATTTAGAGATTCAACTTGGATTTATTGGGTTGATGTCCCTATTGATGTAGGTATGTGCTTTAAATATACACCAGAATTGGCAACTAGAGTACCATATTTTACTCCTTTGTTTAGTGATTTGATTTTGCAATCTTTGATGCGCAATCTTCAAAAGCAAGCAAGTATGGCTGCAGCAAGTAAAATGATTATCGGTCAAGTACCAATGTTAAACAGGGATGCTAAAGCAAGCGTAAAAGATATGATTGCTATCAGTCCAGATTTACTTGGTAAATTCTTAGCATTGGTGAAAAGCAGTATTAATGAAGCTATTAAAGTTGCTTCTGCTCCTTTGGAAGATATGAAAGGTATTAGTTTTGACTCAGAAAATGAGTTATACGATAGTTATTTAAAAACAACATTGGCTTCCAGTGGTGTAAACACGAATTTAATATTTACAAGTGATATTAAACCAAATGTTCTCGAAACACAATTGAGTTTAAATGTTGATGAACAAATGATGACAGATTTATATGAGCAATTTAATATCTTTATGAATTATTTTGTCAATAAATATACTAAAACATTTAAATTCAAATTTAATTTCGAAGGTACACAATTCTTCCTAAATAGGCAGAATAGACTAGAATCAGTAATGACTCTGTTTAATGTTGGAATTATACTACCACAGAAAATAGCAGCGGCTATGGGAATGAAACCAGCACAACTCAGAAAACATATGGAAGAAGCACAAGCAACTGGCTTTACGGATTTACTTACTCCTCCTGCGCTTGAAGGTCAAAAACAAATGGCGGAGATAACAGGTAAACAACAAAAAGATTTAGCTGACCAAACCGCTAAAAATCAACAAGACTTAGCAAACCAAAACTCTAAAAATCAAGAAAAAGTAGCACAAAAGTCAGAACAAACAATTAAACAACCAACGCCTGTTACTGTTGTTCCCAATAAAAGTGGGGACACAAAAAAAACTGATAAAACAGGGCAACCTGCAAAAGAGGGTAGACCAACAAAGCCTGTATCGAAAATATCAGAGGAAACCGAACAGACAAGAACCGAGGGTACAAATCTTGGGAGAGGAGGTAAATTATAATTATGGTAAAACTTATAGGTGATACACTTAGAAATTCTTTAATAGAGCAGATTGGTCATGAAAAATATAATGCTAATCTTTATATGTATATATGTGGATTTTTAAGAAGCAAAGGTTTAGATAATTTATCAAAACATTTTTTAGAACAACACGAAGAAGAGACGGTACATTCCTTAGAATTTTTTAATTTGCTAACCGATTTAAATGCTGATGTTACAATTCCAGAAATAGACGGGATACAACTCCCGTTTGAAAATATTATTGATGTAGCAACAGCTTATTTAAATAGAGAAATATTAACTACAGATAGTATTAGCGAAATCTTAAAGCTATCAATTCAGGATAATAATCCTGTGGTTGAACAAAAATGCAGAGAGATGATTACTAAACAGCAAAAAGAGTATGAAGAAGCTACTACATTCCTCGATAGAGCAACACTAATGCCTGAATGGTGGCAATGCGTAATTTGGGACGCTACCGGAGGGTAAGAATATGTAATGATAATTAATCCTAATATAATTGAAAAAAAGTATAGATGTAATAAATATGTTAAAAGTTGGTTAATACGTCATTATCGTATACCCCTACTAAGTTTCGACAGAAAATATTTTTATTTTGCCGATACAGAAAAGCTAAGAGAGTGTTTGAAAAAAATGCCCTTGGACGTAAAAATATTATCTATACTCTAAGGAAAGGAGGATACACATGCAAAAACTTAGTTTCACTATCGAAAATGCCGAAATGGTTCAAGAGAACCCTGATTCTAAATTTGCTCTTTTGGCTTTAGACTTTTTTGCTTCTGGTGATAATCTTCATGACATGTATATTTCTGAAGAGACATTAATGCGTACAGCAGACACTATTAAAAATTGTCCTCTTGTTTGGAAGTATGATGAAATATTAGATGATGTTTATACACACGACCCTGATGAGGTTCCTTGTGGGTTTGTACCAGAAAGTTCTTCAATAACAAGCAGGAAACTAGAAGATGGAAGAACAATGTTGTCAGCTATAGCTTATGTGTGGAAAAGATATACTGGTCCATTATTAAGTTTCTTCAAGCGAGACGGAAGCAAAAAGCCTGTCAGTGTAGAAATGAGTGTATATAAAACTCAGACCAAGGAAGATGGAAAAACCGAGCTTCTTGATTTTAGGTATGAAGGTATTACTGTTTTGGGAAGTTATGTAACTCCTGCTATACCTATGGCAAACGCAAGCGTTTTATCTTTTGCAAAAGAGTATGAAGATGATTTAGAAAAAGAATTTTCTTTTACTGAAATTATAATTCCAAACAAAGTAAGAGGTAGTGCAGAAAAAGGTCTTGAAATCCGCAAGGAAGAGGGCGGGGGTACATCAACAGGTATAGCCTTCGCACGTTATTTAGTTAAAAACAAAATAATAAGTCCTGAAAAAGTTAAAGAGATTAACAATTATTTTTCCACACATAAATACAAAAAAGATACTGTTGATTGGTTACTTTGGGGTGGAGATTATGGCAAAGAATGGGCGGAAAAAATTTCAGCTAAAATAGACTCTGAAATTGTTACATTCCCCTATAAATCTAAAGAGGATGTAAACCCGGCACTAAAGGGTATTACCCCGCCTATTTCTGTTGAACAAGCAAATGCTATTGCTAGACAAGCAGATTCGATTGGTTCAGATGATAAGAAAAATGGTTGGGCTATTGCTATCAGTTCGTTTAAAGATACACACCATGTAGAAGATGGTAAGTGGATTAAAAACGAGGGTAGTACAGTAAAAGCGTCTGTTGATGAAACAACAGATGAAGAAATTAATGATAAGGAGATGGCTATGGCAGAAAAAACACAAGAAGAAATGGCTCTAGAAGAAGTCAAAGAAGAAGTAAAATTGGCTGCTGATACTGCTAAATCAGAAGAAAAAGAAACCAAAGCAGAGGAAAAGAAAGAAACCCCTGCGGAGGAAAAAGAAGAAGTGAAAAAGGGTATTGAGAAGAAATTCGAATTCCCAATTCAGAAGATGGAAGAAATGTTTGCCGGAGACGAAGATGTTAAAATGGCATTAGAAGAAATGGCAAAAGGAAACGATGCTGATTTTGGTATCGTTGTACAAAGCATGTACGCTAAGATGTGCAAGATGGAAGAATATGCTAAGAAATTAGCAGAAGATAACAAAGCTTATATGGCACAAAACGAGGAGCTTAAGAAATTCAAGGCAGAGTTAGAAGGTCAACAGAAAGCCTTCGCTATTAATGAAACTCTAAAAGAACTCGCTGTATCTGTATATCTTCCTGATGATATTAAGGCTGAAATGAGAGCAGATGCTGAAAATTATACTTTAGAGAATATTGAAGCATGGAAGAATTCTTGTAAAGCGAAATCATTCGATTTTGCAATCAGAATGCCTAAAAATCAAGGCGTTATTGAAGTTGGACTGCCTTTCGGTGGTGCAACAAAAAAAGCAAAAAGCTTATGGGATTAATCCCTAGGCTATTTACAATTTATTTAATTTAAAATAGGAGGTTTTTTATTATGGCACATGGTGTTTTAATTCCCGCAGCAATCGCTGCAATGAATGTTGATTCATACAATAGAAGTGTTATCAGTGCATCAGCTATCGATAATGGTAACGTGCTTGCAATGGGCGCACAATATACTACTGGAAGTTTAGTAGAGGTTTCTCTAGTTACTCAACCAGCAGCAGGTTCACCCGTTAATGCATGGATGGCATATTCTGGTGATGAAATCATTGTTACTGATGCAAAATATAAGGGTCTAGACCCTGATGTACGTAACTTCTGGAATGTTGAGAGAAAAGTTTTCTCTGCTTTCAAACCACAAGTAGGCGACATTGTTATTTTAACAGCAGACAATTTCTCTAACTCATTCTCTTCCCATACATATGCAGTTGGTCAAGCAGACAGCTACAAACTATTATGGGTAGTTGGTGCAGGTCCTACAACTGGTCTAGGCTTCAAATATATTGCAACTACATATATTTCCCTTGCTACAGGCGGTATCGACAGTCAGCGTGTTACAGCTTACAAGCTGGAATGCACTACAGTATAATTTTGGATAAAAGGAGATATATATTATGAAAATCCCAAATCAAGTACTTTCTTTCGCAGGTGAACAGAACTTAACACCTTATAAAATGTTCGTTGATTATTGGAACCATTATCGTGCTATGAACGGTGCGACAAATGTGGAATATCAAAAGAACACAGTTACTCCCGAGGGGGCAGTAATTGAGCTTTCTTTCTCAGAGAAAGAAGAAAAATTAAACGCAGCTTTAAAACGTGAAATTATGCGTGTAGCTGGCGTTACCAATTTCGAGCAATTCCCAATCGAAACTTGGTCGAATCATCCTACTCTCCGTTGGGCAACTTTCGCAGTTGTTTCAGCAGTTATTGATATGGTTCTTCCAGATTCAATCATCGACAGCATCGGAATTTATTCTGATGTACGCACGATTGGTTGGGGCGATTCAGCAGCATTCGATGTAAGTCCTCGTGATTTATTCATCGTTTCTAAAGCTGGTCGTAGCAAGAGAACAACCGAACTCCACAAGCAATTCAAAGGACAGGTAACTGTTATCCCCGAACCTCGTGAAATGACCGTTTATGTTTCTCTTATGAAGGTTTTGGCAGGAAAAGAATCTCTAGCAGAATTTGTAATGAAGATGGTACGTTCATTCGAGACAGCATTAGCTATCGACGTGTACAACGCTTTCTATGTTGCAATGGACGCTGTTGACAGCACTGCTTCAACCGGATTGCTTGTAGCTGGTTATAGCCAAGCAGAATTTGTACGTCTATCACAGACTGTTGCTGCATGGAATGGTGGTACAAAACCAGTTGCTATTGGTACTCAACGTGCTCTAGCAAGTATTCTTCCAGCAAACGCCAACTATCGCTACGAAATCGATAGCGATTTCGTAAAAGTTGGGTATCTACGCAACTTCCAAGGTACTGATATTATGGTACTCCCACAAGTTGCTGATTGGCAGACTCCATTTGGTTTGAAACTTTCAGATTCTCGTATCTGGCTTGTTTCACCTTCATCAATGAAAATTGTTAAGGTTGTATTGGAAGGTTCAGTTCTTTCATACACCAGTGATGTATATGCCAACGCTAATTTGATTCAAACTTCAACTATGATTAAGAGTTGGGGTACTGCTATTGCAACCAATGCAATAGCTGCAACTATTCAATTAGCATAATCTATTATAGAACGGGGTGGGTTTAATCGCCCACCCCTCTAAACCTAAAAATATTCAGGAGAAAAATGAATAAAAAACCATCTACACAGCTTTCAGCCGAGGAAAAAAAAGAACTCGAAGCCTTGAAAGCGAGACTAGCTGAATTGGAATCTACCCCTAATGTAGAAGAAACTGAAAAAGAAGAACGCAAAGAGGGTAAAAAAGATAAAGTTTTGCTAGATGATTATGTCCCTGTTGTAAGCCTTTTACCTTATAGATTAAATCTGTCAACTAAAGAAGGTGGACAAGGAGATATTAAGAAGTTTACTAAATTTGGGGAAGTGAAAAATATTCTCTATAAAGATTTAGTAGATATCATAGAGGTTAATCGTAGCTTTATGGAAGCAGGATATTTTTATATCCTAGACCCCGTTGTTATACGCCAGCATGGGCTGGATGAAGTTTACTCCAAAATATTAACAAAGGAAAAAATAGAAGAGATACTAAATAATGTAAACACAGAATATTGTATTGACCTTTATAATTCAGCTAATGCTGACCAACAAAAGGTAATCGTACAATTGCTTGTCGAAAAAATGAAAACCGACCCCGATTCTGCAAATCTATATACGGTAGATAGAATCTCTCGTTTATCGAAGGTTGATATCACGCAAAAAGCAGCAGATGAAAAGGCTTTGCAAGAAGAAGCAATTGCATTAAATCAACAAACCTAATAACTAAAAAGGAGGTCAAATGGGAACTTCGCTTAGTGAAATCTACGATTTGTTTATGCAAAACGTAACGGACTATAGACTAATCGACCTCTTTAACTCAAGTCAACCAGATTTTGAAAATTATCTAGAAGCATGGTTAATATATGCGATTACAGAGTTTGATATGTGCGACCAGAGTTTGATTTATGATGATAGCACAAAAATTTTCTTAGTTGATTTGACTGTAACAAATAAAGCTATATTAGCTAAACTAATGGTAAGATACTGGTTACAAAAAACAGTTAATGATGTTACTCAATTTAATCTTCATGTTACTGATAGAGATTTTAAGGTAGCATCAGAAGCACAAAACTTAAGAGAAAAAGTAACATATTTAAATATAGTAAAAGAGGATTGTTCTCAATTGCTTGTTAATTATGGTTATAAAAGAGTAGAGTGGACTGAATGGTATAATCAAGACTTTTCTGGAATATAAGGGGGTGTAGATATGAGTTATACTTATAAATATATCCCCTCTGCTATCATGGCAGGAGCAAAAAAAGGTACAAACCCGAAACAACAATATATCGATATATTTCAAAAGACACTTGATGAACAGTTTTATAACTCTTCAGATTGGTGGACTATCAAAGAAGAAACTTATCTTGGCTCTAATATATATACAGACACAGATGTTCGTATATCACATGTTATCAATGCTGAAACAGGTTTAAAACTTGGAGACGATTGGAAAACTGTATTATTTCCAGATATAAGTCATACTCTAGATATAGGGAAACGTTATATTTTTGATAATAATGTTTGGATGATTATAAACATTGAAACGATAAAAAATATAGCAGCAACATGCACCATTCGAAGATGTAATAATACCCTAAGATGGATTGATGAAGCAACAGGTGCTTATTATGAAGAACCTTGTTGTATGGAATATTTGGTAAAAGAACCTAGAGATTATGCAACCCAAGGCTCTCCTTTTATGACTCCGGGGGGATATCTTCATATAATTACCCAACTAAATCCTAGGACAGCCCTTATAAATGAGAACCAAAGATATCTTTTCGGTAACTCTTTGCATTGGGTTTGTTATAAAGTAACAGGTACTGGTATAAATGATTTTACTAACACAGAAACTTATAATAATAATAGTGCTCAGATACTAACATTAGATATGGTCGCTAATTTTATTAATCAAGAAACAGATGATGTTGTTAATGGAAT